GCTAGCACGGCCTGACGCGCGAGTAAAGCGATCGGGGCAGGGGCAGGGGCAGGAGTTAACGCAGCAATCCCAGTGGGAGCGGCAATAGCGGGGGCAGGAGTACCTCCGCTACCATCATCATAGGTTTCGTAATCTTCTTGGTTGTACAGGTCAGCAATATTCATAGAATTAGTTCGCTACGTATATAAGTGTAAAACTAGCGCCTATCTGATTAGTTCCAGAACTACTTACAGCCCTAACTTCAATATCTGTTTTTTCTGTAAACGATGGAGGAATAGTATCGAAAAAGTTACCAATACCATCATGCAGCGTGATCCTAGAAGCTGTACGAAAAACCCCCCCAAATGGACGTTGTATGAACCTAGCAATAACGTACTGGACGCTTGTAGTGTCCCCGACGTTAACAAACGCTGATTGTAAGTATCCAGTATATCCTGCTGGGACTGTCCAAAAAGCTTGCAAAGTTTGGTTATCTCCTATAGCGATTAAACTATAAATATTAGCGGGTACACCAGAAGTTACAGCCCCTGTTCCTGTGTATATAGTGCCTTGAGCAGTGCTAGTAGAGCCAGCGGTAACCACAAACATCCTGTTTACTCGGATATAAGTACCAGTAGTTGTAACCGCAGTTGTACCATTAAGACTTATTGTTTCAGATTGTTCATTATAACTAGCGTCCAAACCTGAAATTGTAACCGTTCTTGCCCCTGTACCCGCAGCAGTATCTAAAGCAGAACTACTAGAAACTGTCATCGTAGAAGCAGAAGGTGGGTAAGTGTAAAGTGTACTTCCCATCCAAACAGTTTCTTCTGAACTACCAACTGATGTGTTAAAACCGTACTTAAATACAGATTTAGTTCCCGGAATTAGTCCTTGGGAAATTTGAAGTTCATAAGGTTTACCTTGGTTAGTAACAACTGCGGTGACTGCTGGAGCAGGATATACGGTAATCATACGGCTTCACCTCCACTAGCTGTAATAGTGCAAAGGGCTGAAGATGCCTTGATTTGAATCGTATCCCCGTAGTTCATAACCTCTACCCCAGTCCATTGGAGAACACTAAGGGCAGCAAGGGGGAGGTTGTACATAAGCGCATTAGCTGTGGTAGGCGAACCTCCGGTAGGAACAAGATGCACGTACAAACTTACAGTAGTACCATCCACGTTTGCAATGTCCATCTGCTTAACGTAGGTGCGAGTGTTCACCGGAGTCGTATACAGCGTGGTATAGCCCGTAGTCATCGCAGCTTGGCCTAACCTGATGGGGGTGATGTTTTGGTAATTTGCCATTACATGTTAAGCCAAATTAAAGTCTGGTTGGAAGACACTTGGGAGTTAATGACAGTGTTGTGATTATCCAGCAGATTGAAGTAGAGCCGCAACACATTGTTGAACTTATCTTGGCCCCGCTGATCGTACTCCTCCAGAGAAACTGGGAGCGATGGAGCTACAAAGTCTGCTGGGATGCTCATGGTTTATCCATCGGTGCGTACATCTACCGCCTCCCATCAGGCCGCACATCAATCCGAGGGGAACCTACCTGCCACTGAACCCCAAGCGCAGTAGATTCAATTTTGATCGACATTTGCCGACCGCGAACTCGCGTGTTGATTTGCCCAGTGAACTGCTCTACAGGATAAGTTGCCGTCCTTGTTACAGCCGCAGAACTCTGGCTGGCTACCGACTGATTGCTGTTTGTACTTGTGTTGTTGTTATACCCAGAACCTGAATTGGCAAGGGGCAGCAGGTACATAGTTGGGGCTGGGTTGGTAGCACTAGACCCCCGGAAGGTAACGTCAGGAAGCACCCGCCAGACAAACGAGAAGTTGTTGCCGTCATCCAAGTCGAATTCAGCCGAGGTAATAAAAGCTTCAATAGCAGTTGCAGTACCTGCTGAGTTGGCATCCGTGCCTGACTCTTGATACACAAGCTTGTTCACATCACTATCTGCTGCTATTGGGAAATGACTAACAACCCCTGCGTCTATCCATGCAGTTCGTGCCATCGTGCCGTAGTACCAGAGCTTTTCCACGTAGTTAAATACCACATACTTATCAATCGTGGTACTACCAGCCGAACAGTAGAACCACCAGACTTCATTGAACTTTTCTAGCGTACTAGCAAAAACTTGGGTTGACTGGTCGTTATTGAACCCCGGCACATCGTCAAAAATGTACTGCCGCAAATCGCAGACCATCGTAGTTACACGCCCGTCATAGGCATAGAACTTATCAGAAGCCATCCAGTAAGTAACACCCGCAGCCGTAGCCCACGCCCGATCACTGAGGATCGTGATGTTATCGCTAAGCAGGGTTGACCCCCAGACAAGCGGAGAGCCAAGATACTGCAAGGAGTAGAGCGCCGTGTCTGTCCAAACAAGGATTTCCTGCCGGGTTTGGGCAACTGCAACAATCGCTGACCCGTGAGAAAGACGGAGACTACCGGCTTGGTTTGTTGCTGCTGGAGTCCAGTTAACCGCACTCTCTTGGTCTGACCACCGGATCAGCATGGGGTCAATGGAGGTAGTACCATAGTCGTTAGTCCCAAAAGCAAAGACAAACCTAGAAACGTCCGATACAAGGAGGATATTTTGAAACAGCGGAACTTCTGAAGCACCTGCCAATGAGGACAAAAGCACCCCACGCGACAACAATGGGTTAGACCCAGCAGCGCTCCAGTAGTAAAAAGCCCCGCTATTGGGGCCATATACAAGGTCTTGTCCAAAATTCTGGGCGTTCCAAATTCTCATAGGAGCGCCGCTTACACCAAACCCCCAAGTGCCTGTATTCCAAGTACCTGTACCCCATCCACTAGCAGGAACAGCGATAGGGCCACCTACAGGAATATCGTACTTACCAACTACAAGAACACCACCATTCCCTGTATCAGAAACATTAGCTAGGACAGAGGCGGTGATCGTGTAAGTGTTGACAGTAGGAGTAGTTACGATTACGTAGTTCTGGTTTAGGATCGCAGCGGTAATATTTCCACCAAGGCTTACAGCCCCCGAGAAAGTTACGTAATCCCCTACTGAAGAACCAAAAGCAGTATCTGTAACCGTGATTGTAGCTGAGCCAGAGGTAGCCGCAAACGTCACATCACCCGCAGCGGTGGTTGCCCGAAGGGGGGTAATATCAGAGTATGAATCCCCAGTGTTGATGTAGTACTTGAGGTTAGTCCCTGTACCAAGGTATATCAGACTAGCATTTGTAGCCCATGCCCAGAGGGAACGGCATATACCAAGGTATACAGTAGTGAGGGAACGAGACACCCAGCCACCAATTTTTTCAGGAGTTCCTTGGCGAAACCGAATTTTATCGCAGTCGTACCAACCGTTTTCGTTGGTGTATCGGGTATTTTCGCGGTTGACCCCACTTTTAAACGTCAATTTCTTCAAAGCCATGATATACTTCTTCCATTTACAGGGAGAACACTATGTACGTTTACGTTTGGAAAGACCCCAATGGCACCCCATTTTACGTAGGTATGGGAAAAAACATACAACGAGCTAACCCAAAAACTAAAGGCCATCGTAACAAAATTTGTCTTGCTAAGCTTCTTGAAATTGGTACAGACAAAGTTTTGGTAGAACTTAGGTTTGCTGCTAACGATGAAGCCGCTAAAGAACTTGAATCCCAGCTTATCGCTCAATACGGTAGGCTTTGCAACAGCAGTGGATCGCTTACAAACATATCTGCGGGGGGAGAATTTCATCGTACTTCCCCAGCTACATGCAAAAAACTACAAGCTTTATGGCAAGTTCCAGAACATTGTGCAAAAATTTCTATTGCCCGTGTAGGTAAGAAACGCAGCTTACCGGAAAGCACCAAGAATACCTTACGCATCTCGTTGAAAGCTAACCCCGCAATGCAAGGTTGGGCTGAACGCAATGGGATAGACGCCGATTTTGATGCTAAACGTATTGCGGGTATAAAAGCTGCACAACCAAAACGTGCAGAAAAAATGCGCGATCCCGTAGCTTTAGCCCAACGTAAAGAACGCTTAAAGGCTACACTTAACTCCCCTGAATACAAAGCTAAACGAGCCATTTGGGACACCCCTGAGTACCGTAAAAAGCTATCAGAAAACAAAAAAGCATACTGGGCTAAACAAAAGCTTGTACCCCAGAACGGTCAATGATAAGCGCTTGTCTGCGAGGAGAAGCCCCTGCTACGTTGGTTACGCTGATGTGTGTCCACCGATCAAATTCCCGGATGATCTGGTCATAGGGTAAACCCGAGGCTATGACTGCACGAACCACTTCATCAGGCAACATCCCCGGTATGCGAATGTCTGCGGCGCAACCTAGTCGGTGCTGGCTAGTATCCTTGCTACCTACTGCATCGTTGACTTGCTTGCAGCGGAATGCTGAGTTGATCATAACAGGCTTATTGCCTAGCAGGGCTTTAACTTTCTCTAGCAGTTCAGCCAAACGCTGAAGGTTGGCGGTCTCATCCGCATTAGGGACGTTATCGAACTCACGGTGATCCGTATGGGTAAGCTCAGCTAGAGAGAAGTGCGGTGTCATTTCAGCGCCTTTTGCAGCGCTGCGGTTTTGTCTTGACTGGACTTACTAGAGCCAAAGTAGTAGGACAGAACCTGTTGAGCCGCAGCCGTAGCATACCCAAGCGCAAAGATCACTAGCTGCTGCTGGGCCGAATCAATCGTCTTAAACAGCAGAATCCCAATGAAGATAAACGTCAAGGACACAGTGCCAAGTGCAAGGATCGGCACAACGATCTGGGTCAGCATGTTTCCACCAGCGGCAGCTACTGCGGCTTCACGTTGACGGGCTGAGTTACGGTCTTCGCTTTCAGCTTGGAATTGGCGCAAGTCGAGTTCAGCCAGTTTGTTTGCAGCTTCTGGATCACCCGCAATGGCTTTCGCCACAGCTTCCACGCTATCCGCAACCCCAAACTTACTAGCAATAGCACTGATAGCCATCCCACCCAACGGGCCACCAACAGCAGTAGCTACAGCGGGAGCGAGTCCTTTCAGCAGACTAAGTAGTTCGTTCATTTGGCTTCCAGAACTGCGATCCGTGCGGTAAGTTCTTGGATTGCTTTAACGAGGATCGGGATCAGTGAGGACTCATTGAACCGCAGCTTTTCTGAGTCCTCTGCATCGACCACCACGGGGTTGCTACCCTCCAGCGCCAGCACATCCTGCGCCTTGAAGCCATACCGCACTGGGCCAGTAGGGGTTTCATCTTCCCTTGATTTCCTGAACTGGAACGATGTCGGCTGGAGTTGGTTAACGAAGTCAAGGCCATGCGGGATTGAGGCAAAGTTCGTCTTGTCGCGGGCATCTGACACCACCGTCCATGCCACTTGGATATAGGCATTGGTGACTGCGGTGGAACCCATGCAGAAGCGATTGTTTTCAGTAGTGGGGGCAAAAATGGGGGCTAAACCCCCAGTAGCATTTGACGGGTTAAGTATTGTATTCCCACTTCCAGTGGTCATTGCAACACCCCCCTGTTCGCCAATAGCTACATTACCACCCCCCGTAGTATTGATTAAAGCATGATACCCAATGGCTACGTTATAATCCCCCGTATTGACTCCAGAACTTGTACTAAGCGCGGAGCTACCAATAGCAATGCACCTAATAGCAGTGGTGCTATAATTTAACGCGCCAGCGCCTATAGCTACACAATCTGTGCCTGAAGTATTATAACTTAAAGCGGCTTGCCCTACAGCGGTATTACCTGATGCAGTATTAGCATTTAACGCACTATAACCTACCGCCGTATTTCCAGCGCCAGTTAAATTAGAGTTTAACGTGCCATACCCCACTGCAACGTTTGAACTTCCAGTGGTATTAGATTGTAAAGAAGCGGGGCCAACTCGAATATTGGTGCCAATACTTCCCGCTCCCCTCCCTACAACAACCCCATTAAAAGATGAATCTGATGTAACAGTAAGGAACGTTGAATTAACCGTAGTTGCAGTGACCGTACTTGCAGTGGCTGTACCGGTAAACGTAGGCGATGCGCTGAGGACGTTACTTCCAGTACCAGTGCTTGTTGTAACCCCCGTGCCACCATTGGCAACAGCTAGAGTACCTGTGGCCTGATTGACCGGCACAGAGGTCGCGTTGGTCAAGACAATCGCTGATGGCGTACCCAGAGCCGGAGTAACTAGGGTAGGAGAAGTCGCAAATACATTAGCCCCTGTGCCAGTCTCATCGGTAAGTGCTGTAGCTAACTGGGCAGAAGTAAACGACCCTAATGATGCTGCGTTCCCGACTGAAGTAACTGCACCAGTCAAGTTAGCGTTGGTGGTTACAGTAGTCGCAGTAGTCGCAGTAGCTGCGTTCCCACCAATACTTAGCCCCGCCGCAGTCCCCGTAATGTTCGTACCCACCAGCGCTGAGGGTGTACCAAGAGCAGGAGTAACTAGGGTTGGCGATGTACTCAGAACATTACTCCCCGACCCAGTGCTTGTTGTAACCCCAGTGCCACCAGAGGTAACGGGGAGGGCAGTAGCCAGAGCCAAAGAAGAGAACGAAGTAACAGCGTCGATAACATTAGTGCCATCACACATCAGCACCATTGACTTACCGCTAGGGACGGAAATCCCAATACCGGCAGAGGTTTTCAACGTGACAGCAAAGCCGCCAGTTGTAGCGTTCTTGAAGAAGTACAGCTTGCTTGCCGTAGGCACAATGACATTCCTAGCCACTGTCAACGCAACTGAAGAGGCCATGTTGATAAAGGCATACCGTGCTTCATTTGCTGTGGAGCCATCCCCGTTAGTCAATGTCCTATCAGCGTCAACCATCGAAATAGATTCGTACCCAGCAACAGCAAGCTCTATAAGAGAAGTGAAGTCTGTGTTTGTCAGGTTCCCCCAGTTACCAGAGTTCTCTCCAGTAGCTTGCAGGATCAGTTTCAGTGATGGGGTATAAGCTGAAGGCATGATCTATCCTATGAAGCAATTTGTTGCCAATTTGGCGTTTGTGGAGTACTGATTGCTCCCCATGCTGGGGTCTGCGTATCAGGAATTGTTGTCCAGCCAGAGGTCTGCGAGTTACTTATCAAGCCCCAAGAAGGGCTTTGTACATCCCCAATAGTACCCCAGTTTGGCGTCTGTGTATCATCTACTAAGCCCCAGACAAGCGCAGTTCCAATTTGTCCGTAGCCTACAACCCCCAGAGGGTAAACAGTAGCGCCGCCAGTGACGGTAACTGTACCGACCGAACCTACAACCTGAACCCCAGTAACCGGGACTACGAGGACTAGAGAAACTGTAACTGTACCGATTGCGCCTGTAGCTGTGACGCTTGTGGGCTGAACTACTGCACCGCCAGTGACTGTAACTGTACCGATAGAGCCAACAGCTTCAACGCCTGTAACGGGAACATTGAGGACTAGAGAGACTGTAACTGTACCAATCGCCCCGGTGGCTGATACACCTGTGACTGGGACTACGAGAACTAGAGCGACTGTAACGGTGCCAATCGCACCTGTGGCTTGAACACCTGTAGGCTGAACTAAAGCCGTTCCAGTAACGGTAACTGTACCGGTTGCGCCTGTGGCTGTGACGCTTGTGACTGGGGCTACGAGGACTAGGCTAACAGTGACTGTGCCAATTGAGCCTGTGGCTTGAACCCCTGTGACCGCAGTATTGGCAGCACCAGATACAACAACTGTACCAATTGCCCCTGTGCCGGTAACGCTAGTGACAGGGGCTACGAGGACTAGGCTAACAGTGACTGTGCCAATTGAGCCTGTGGCTGATACGCCCGTAGGCTGAACTACTGCACTGCCAGATACAACGACTGTACCGATTGCACCTGTGGTTTGAACCCCTGTGACGGGGACGGTAATATTCCCGCCAGCAACAATGGTGACTGAGCCAATTGAGCCTGTAGCAGATACGCCTGTAGGCTGAACAACTGCACCGCCAGTGACTGTGACTGAGCCAATTGCAGTTGCAGCCGTGACACCTGTTACTGGAACATTAACATTTGTGCCAACAGAAACAGTAACCGTGCCAATTGAGCCTGTGGCTACAACCCCAGTGACCGAAGTATTAGCCGTGCCAGTTACAGTAACCGTGCCAATTGAGCCTGTCGCAGTAACACTGGTGACAAGGACAGTAACGCCGCCACCCGGCAATTCTTGAAACGCATCCTGCTGAAACCCGCTAGTTTGGAACGCAGGTAGGTCTGGGACTTGAAAAGCCGTGTCTTGAAACCCGTTTCTCTGGAACCCAGTTGTCACAGGTCACCTCATGCAGGAGCTACAGGCCACGTCACAGGAAGCGTTTGAGTTGTCACATCGCGCAACTGAACCCGATAAGACGCCCAAACAACTTTGTCAGCAGGACTATCAGGCAGTTGAGTCCAATCACAAGCAGCAAGCAAAGCATCCCGTTGAACCCGGATCACAGCCCACTCGGTTGCAACCATTGCTGCAATGTCTTCTGAGGTCATCGCTTCGACTTGGATCGTGAATACCTGAGCGTCTTCAACATACGGGGCAACTGCTACGAGCTTCTGTGTCGTCGGGTCATAGGACTTCCACACGGTCACAGGCAAGCAAGAGTTCTCAGCCAAGAAATCAGCATTCGGCCCACGAGGGCCAAACGATACGTCAGGGAACATAGCCGTTGCGTCTGCTACATCCAGCACCACAAGACCATCGACTTTTGCTATTAGCATGATATTAGCTCACTGGGAAAGGGGCTGTAGGTGCCGTAAAGGCAGCGGTGTACCGGGCAATGCCCTTGGTGATGCGAACTTCGTCTGTGTAGCCGGGGAAGAACGCAGTGCCAGCACGGTCAATACCAATTCGCAATGGATCAGTCTGGTTGAAGTCAGTTGTAACCGCTACTGAGCTTGTCGCGTACAAAGCGCCGTTCACGTATAGCTTGACATTCCCAGTAGCGGTTCCAGAGCGTACAACGGTGACAAACGTCCATGTGTTCGTTGGGATTGCTGTGGTTCCAACTACAAAAGATGCTGTCCACTCAAACCGAAGGAAATTGGCAGCATTGAACCGGAGTTCCCATCCGGTCGTCGCTGCTGATGGGCCTTTGGATATGTAACCCCGAGCCGTTGATCCTGTGGTCAGGTACACCCACCCTTCAATCGTGAAGTCGCCCGTACCAAGCTGCAAAGTAGGTTTGTCAACGGCAGTCAGGTAGTCTGTTGTGCCATTGAACAACATCGAACTCCCACCGAACTCCGACTGGGTAGTGGACACTTGCGCCGAGCCAACCGTGGTCACATCGTTCTTCGCCGTTGCATCGTAAACACCGGCGTTAGTAGCGCTGAGTAAAAGTGAAGTGTTAGTAATCGCAGTCAATGGTGCCGTAGGTGGAGTAAAGCTAGACGTATAAACCGCCGTCCCTTTAACCACACGCAAGTTAGAGATATACCCGTTAATTGGCGACCATGAGCCTGTCATGCCAACTTTTAAAATATTATCTGTAAGATTGTTGGTGTTGGTAACAGTACCTGTTGACACTCCATTTTGATAAAGCGTTACGGTTGTACCGTTTTGCACTATAGCAACATGCGCCCATTGCGCGACCAAAGGAACACCTAATGTCAAAGAACTGCCGCTTCCTGCGGTTAAAGCAAAGTTGCCAGAATAACTAATAAGGCTAATTCCAGTAGACAACCCCCAGTCAGCGCCAATAACAACAATATAGGCGTTAGAGCTAATTGTCTTGTACATCCAAAACTCAATAGTCCAATTGCCCGTACCAAGAGCCAACGCTGAACTCGCGGCTGTGGTTAGAAAATCG